CTCCTTGGAACTGGCACAAGACCTCAAGGCGATTCACGGTCTGAACGCTGAGGCTGAGTTGGCAAACATCCTGTCAACTGAGATCCTCGCTGAAATCAACCGCGAAGTCATCAGAACCATCTACAAGACTGCTGAGTCTGGTGCTCAAGCAAACGTCGCTAACGCTGGCGAGTTTGACCTCGACATCGACTCCAACGGTCGCTGGTCTGTTGAGAAGTTCAAGGGTCTTCTGTTCCAAATCGAGAGAGACGCTAACGCAATCGCACAGCGCACTCGTAGAGGAAAGGGCAACATCATCCTCTGCTCCGCAGACGTTGCTTCCGCTCTGACCATGGCTGGTGTACTCGACTACACCCCCGCACTCAACGCTAACCTGAACGTTGATGACACTGGTAACACCTTCGCTGGTGTTCTGCAAGGTAAGTATCGTGTATACATCGATCCTTATGCTGCAAACAGTGCTGCTAACCAGTACTATGTTGTCGGTTATAAGGGTACTTCCCCTTACGACGCAGGTCTGTTCTACTGCCCATATGTTCCCCTCCAGATGGTTCGTGCCGTTGGAGAGAACACCTTCCAACCCAAGATTGGCTTTAAGACCCGCTACGGCATGGTCGCTAACCCATTCGCTGAAGGCACCAATGTCGGCGCAGGCGCACTCACTGTTAACGCTAACCGTTACTACAGAAGAGTCACCGTTAAGAACCTCATGTGATCCATCACTGAGATTTTACAAGACCTCCTTCGGGGGGTCTTTTTTTATGTTCATAAATAGTCAATATTGTCTTCCTAAGAAATGGCATATCACATCAAAAGACCTAGCGCATTAAAGGCAGGAACTACTGTATATCATACAGGCGGAAGCAACTGGACAGAAACCTTTGATGACAGAAAAGTCTACTCTGATAATCCTACTGCAGTTATTGCAAACGCTGACGGAACTAATGGTGGATTTGCAAACGCCACTATCGTATCCGAGTGATAGCAAATGGCAACACAAAAATATGAAGAGATAAGTTCTTCTCGCCAAATTGAGAATAGAAATTTTCTAAGCCCTAATGGGTTTAGATTTGCCTTGCGTAGATGTCCTCAAGCAGCATTCTTTTGCAATCAGGCAAACATACCTGATATGACACTTGGTGTTACAGAACAAGCAACATATCTGAAGAATATTCCTGTTCCAGGAGATAAAATCGAGTTCGGTGATCTAAATCTTAGATTTTTGGTTGATGAAGATCTTGGAAACTACATGGAAATCCAGAGGTGGATTCGTGGACTTGGATATCCAGATAGTTTGAATGAATTTGAGTTGCTAGAGGCGCAAGCAGAAGTATTTGGAAGATATGCAAACGACCAAGATAACATTTATTCGGATGGAACTCTTAGCATCTTGTCAAGCAATTTAGTTCCTAAGTTTCAAATCTTTTTTAGGAACCTTTTTCCTTACAGTCTGTCTACAATGACTTTCGATGCCACACAAACGGATCAAGAGTACTTTACAGCAGATGTAAGCTTCAAGTATGCTATCTATACAATCACTGATATGAACAACCAACCTATATGATCGACCTTGATAAACTTCAAGAGGCATGGGAAAAAGATTCTAAGATTGACATGGACAATCTTCATACAGAATCCACAGGCATTCCCACCCTCCATGCGAAGTACTTTGAAATGTACAACACAATCTTCCTGATGAGGAAGAAAGCAGAACAGCAAAGAAAGAATATTAGACACGAACGATATGAATACTTCAGTGGTAAAGCAGACCCTGAAGTATACATAGAGAATCCTTTTCCAAAAAAGATTCGCGACAAGGACACAATGCAAAAGTACCTTGACGCTGACGAAAAATTGTCTACAGTATGTTTGAAAATAGACTATTACGATACAATGCTAGTCTATATTGAGAGTATACTTAAACAAATAAGCAATAGAACGTATCAAATTAAGAACGCGATAGAGTTTATGAGGTTCAATGCAGGATTAGGATGACAGAAGAAAACTATTTCGATGGTGATGAAAATGACTTTGACTACCAAGTCAGTCTAAGGATAGAAGATATACATCTTCTGTATTATTGCGTATTGAAAAGGATTGAAACCTGGGAAGGTTCTCCATCTAGACATCCACAAGAACAAGAGCATCTCTGGTATCTGAGAGATTCCTTGTATAGAATGATATTGGAATATAAGTTTGAAAACCTGTAATAAATATTAGTAGATGAATGGATCTACGTGATTGACACTAGTGTAAATCTTGTTATATCAAAATCCAACGAAGTATTTTTAAAGATTAATACTGAACCTCATATTGAATACGAACTTAGAGACCACTTTAAGTTTGAGGTTCCGAATGCAAAATTTATGCCGCAGTATCGTGGTAGAAACTGGAACGGAGAGATACATCTCTACGATATGCGGTCCAAGCAGATCTATGTTGGTCTGTTAGATAAGATCGTTAATTTCTGTGAGCAATACGGATATAGTTATAAATTTGAAGACAATAAGTTCTACGGCACTCCTTATGAAGAGAATGACGGTATCTCAATGGAGGGCGTCAAAGATTATATGAATTCTATTTGTGCTCACACTCCCAGGAAATATCAAATTGAGGGAGTATACGGCGCTCTAAAGCACAATAGAAAACTATTGATAAGCCCCACTGCTTCTGGCAAATCATTGATGATCTATTCTCTCGTAAGATATTATGTAGACCGAGGAGAAAAAATCCTTCTAGTTGTTCCAACGACATCTCTTGTAGAACAGATGTACAAGGATTTTCTTGACTATGGTTGGGATGCTGATTCATATTGCCACCGTATCTATTCTGGTAGGGAGAAAAGTAATGATGCTCCAGTAACAATTACAACCTGGCAATCTGTATACAAACTAGAACGGTCTTTCTTTGAAGACTATGGTTGTATTATAGGCGATGAAGCGCATTTATTCAAGTCTAAATCTTTAATTCAGATTATGACTAAACTTCATCATGCTAAGTATAGATTTGGGTTTACTGGAACTTTAGACGGCACACAGACGCATAAGTGGGTGTTAGAGGGTCTCTTTGGTCCGTCATATAAAGTGACAAGAACTGATGAATTGATGAAACAGGGACACTTGTCCCAACTTGATATTCAGTGTCTTGTACTTAAACATCCTCCACAAACATTTGATACTTATGAGGATGAGATACAGTATTTAATAGGCCACGAACAGCGTAATAATTTCATCAAGAATCTAACGCTTGATCTTAAAGGGAATACACTTGTGCTTTTCCAGAGAGTCGAAGCACATGGACAGGTACTCTACGATAAGATAAATAAAAACAAGGGTGAGGACCGTAAAGTATTTTTTGTACACGGTGGTGTTGATGCTGAGGAACGAGAATTAGTAAGAGAGATAACAGAGCGAGAAAACAACGCTATTATCGTCGCCTCTTATGGAACTTTTAGTACAGGTATCAATATTAAAAAACTCCATAATGTTATCTTTGCCTCTCCAAGTAAATCAAGAGTCCGCAATCTTCAGAGTATTGGACGAGTTCTTAGAAAAGGAAAGGACAAGGTGAAAGCAACATTGTATGATATTTCAGACGATTGCTCAACCAAATCAAGACGTAATTACACTTTAAATCATTTCATAGAAAGAATTAAAATCTATAATGAAGAGAAATTTAATTATGATATAATCACTATCCAGTTAAAAGCATGATAGAAGACGACTTTTACGCAACAGTAAAATTTAAATCTGGAGAAGAGATCTTCGCTAAAGTAGCTGCTACTGAAGAAGAAGATAGAACAATGCTTTTGGTTTCTAATCCAATCGTTGTTCAAGAAATAAAAAGTAGATCTGGATCAGTAGGATATAAAATAGAACCTTGGTTAAAGACTACAACAGATGATATGTTTGTCATTAAGTTAGAAGATGTTCTAACTATGTCAGAATCAAGTGATATAGAAATGATAATGATGTATCAAGATTACATTCGTTCATCAAATAGAGATAGTAATAATCAGTCTAATATAAGCAGAAACATGGGTTACCTAGGTAATGTCAATGATACAAAGGAACTCTTAGAAAAGATCTTTAATAAGAGTCAAGAGTAGCTATAGCCTCCTTATCAACCCTGACAGAGTTATTCTACTGTGTTTCCGGAACTTGTCAAGTAATGCTGAAGATGATATAATCTATACATATTATGAGATAAACTTATGATAAGACCTATGCCTA